GCCCTGTTTCTTTTCTTTCTTTATTTGTCGTATTCATACTCAGAAAACAGCTGGTAAAAGCCAGAACCGCCAGAAATTTACACTATAGCAGCACCGACCGTTTCTATAACGGAAGAGATTGCAGGTGTCACCTTTGCTATTGTACTCACTACTTTTCCTGCTGTCGATAATAAACCTTTAAAGAAGTCTTTATGTTTTGGATTTTCATGACACTGTGATGTTTGGGCAACAGCTGCTAAGACAGCTTGCATATAATTATCAGAACCTAATTCTTTGCGAGTTTCCACTACTGTACTATTTGTGAAATATTCAAAATTTGTAACAACTCTTAACGTGGCGAAAGGAGCGCTGATGGGACCAGATGTAGAACTAATGTTACCAGTGATTACAATAAACGGATAATTATAATTTAAGGATTCATTATATGATATACATTGATAATCTGAGTAAACTTCAGGAGCCCATATTGCATATGCTCCTTTAGCGACTGGACCTACATATAATTTATTTGGTTTATTGTATATACTAACTTTGGCAAAAGATGTAGTTGTGAAACCTGTGTTACTAAACACTTGTTTTTGAAATGAACCTGGGAAAACCACTGCAGCAACTTGACCACCTATATTCAATTGGGGAGCTGTGAACGCTAAATGAGCTTTCATTGCTGTTGGACGAATACGTTGTACTAAGCCTTCATTTGCATAAGCTGGTGATTGATTTAAAATTTGAGTACCAGTGAATCTAATGTTGTGTACGAAACCCTGTGCATAAGCATTGGCCATTGATGGCGTTTGTAAGTACAAACCAAGAGCGGTTGAATAACCATCTTTATACGGTATGTTGATGTTAAACATAAGGGACAATAATACTCCTAAATCTGAACCAGTTGTGGCACCAAACCCAGTGACTGTGTTCATCATAGCACCATTTGAGTTTATTGAAAATACTTTACCGGTAGTAATAGTTGGGCCTCCGAAAGTACCAGCATTTATAGCAGAACCTACTAAGGTTATAGAGTATCTATCTATTATTTCTGGATTGCCTGGCATCGAGGTTGTATTATCAGGATACTGAAATGCGAAGATACTTAAAGTGACTAAATTATCAGCTACAACTGATTGCACTTTTTGCATATTATTAGCTGTATTCCATTCTACTCCTGCTTGATTTGCTGCTGCAAGCCATGAGAACGCAAACTGGCCGACAGGTACACGGATCATAGTATAGGCTGGAGTGAATAAAACACTAGGGCTTAATGTTGGTGTTAATACCGTGAAACCATCATAATTAACACCTGTAGCTGAACTAAGCGTCAATATATCAAAGGGCTGTAAGGTACTATTCGCTGGAGAAGTTAAATTATAACTAACATCAATAGGTTGGCCGGAAAGTAATATATTTAAATTAGGATCACTACGAATTTCCATTTGAGCAGCTAAATAGGATTCGGGCAAGCTTAAGTCTGGATTAACTTTTGAACAATCAACATAACCAATTTTATAAGCACTAGGAGCAAAAGATGAACCCAATATTGGTTGTACAATGATAGTAAATCGACCATCATTTTGTGCTGTATCCGCACTTATAGGTATCTCTATTACGCTTTTGTAACACGCAGTTGGGTCATTGACCATGTCAGGATAACGACAGGGACCAGCATCAGGATCTAACATGCATGCAAGGGTACGTGCAATTGAAAATTCTAGGTTTGATTGTAAAGATGCAACACTCATACTATTTGACTGGACGTTTTCAACATTTGACTTTATTTTCCTTATTTTATTAACAGCTTCTTTTGGGTATCTAATTTGAGTAGAATTCGGTTGGTTTGTTTTCATGGGACGTGATTTTCTTTGAGACTGTTTCTTGTTTTTCTTTTGTTTAGGTCTTTCTGTGTTTGCTTGTAATCTACTTAATTGTTCTTTCCACACGTTAACTTTTGGATCGGTTGGTCTAGTGTCAATTAATGATTGTAATTTTTGAGCAAAATTTGTTTTACCTGAGCTCATTATAGAACTAATGTAAATTTCTGGCGGGGGTAAGATCTTTAGCTGTAATCAACAGCCAATATACTGGCTGTGATTGATGCAAGCTTCTTAGAACAACTATAGGGCAGCGCTAATTGTTTAAAAACTTCTAGCACGTCAGCGGTTTGCAAGTTATATCTACTTATAGCATCGTCACTTGTATCTTCATCATCACTAATCTTACCCCAATCCGCATTATATTTGTATGACATTTCCCGTATTAAATCGAAATCTTGGTCAAGTTCATCAACGTCAGCTAAAGCTTCATAAAGAGTACGCAACATAACGTGATGAGGCAACGACATAAATGATCTTATTATCGACTTACGAAAAGCTAATATCTTAGTTGGTTTATCTCCTACATCTAAGCGTAATTTAGCTGGGTTATTTATTTTACTTAAAGCTTTAACATATAACCCTAAGGCAGGGTACATTCTAATAATCTGGCCATCTTGTCTAAAGTAACACCTTAGAAATGTCATTTGATTAAGAGAGTTGACCACTTCAGTTTTGGTATATTTATATACCTGGCATCCTTCTAATATTTTACCAACATTAGTTAAGAAATTTCTTGGCCAATTTGATCCACTACTTGGCATTTTCGCTGCACGGTTAATAGCTACACGCATATTCAACAATGATTCATGTGAATTCGCTTCTGAGGTATCATAATTTCCTGATTGACGCATAACTTTCTTAATTCTTATTATTTTACCTGTGTACGGTAACTCTAATGATCTAGTGAATCCATATTTTAATATCTTTTCCAAGTTTTGTCGTTGATCAGAATTGTTTGGCTGGGTCAGTAAAGCGGCTAAAAATACGCATTCATCATTGATCGCATGTTCATTTTGTGAAGCATCAAATTTAGTTACATCTGGACACATTCCATTAACAAAACCACCATTATTCCACATACTCATCTGTACATCATCGCCGGAAGCTCCTAAAACTAGCTGAGCGTCACCAGTTTGAATCGATTGTTCTAATGCATATGACATAGTATCACCAATATTTCTGAAATTTAAGCCACACATTTTATGTCGATGTAGTATTAATTTATGTGTTGCACCATTATCATCAACAACGTTAATAGTTTCCATATTTAATTCTTGTTCTACTATCATACGATAATAAGACTTAAGCATCTGTATAGCTGGATACAGTAACATAACACATAATTTAGATGCAGCACATATAGGTCTTGGTAGTTCATCATGTAACGCAACATCCCTACTCTTAATAAATTCAGGCTCATCAGTGATTCTCTTTAGCAATACCTCATCTCCTTTTGGCATCACGTTAACCTCGTTCTTTATGCTAAGACTTTGTGACAGTGCTGGTATTTGAAATGGTATTGTTTTCTTATATATTTGCGTTATTTTGTTTGCAGATTTTTCATATAACATACGTACAGATTTCTTTAATTTGTCATTAGTAACAAAATGTTCAACAATATGCTCAAAAAATAGTGGTACTTTAGAAGTTTCATCAATTTCTTTACATATAGCTTCAGGATTTTCACTATTATAATTTGGCGTGATTGATTTACGATACTCATTTACTTCATCAATATCATTAGCAACTATACCAGATTTTTCATGAGTCCATGCTTTAAAATCTTCTTTACTCTTAATATAAATATTCAATTCTTTAGGTACATAATACTGGTCACTAACATCTTCATTTTCAACTAATTCACATTCAGAATTTAATAATGTCAAGTGATCAATAATAAATTTTCCTGGATCTAAATTCGCTTGAGTTGCATCATCATACATCTTTAATATTAACGCACTCTTCTTAGCCATATGCGGTGAAAATGATAATATACGTATCGCCATCGCGTAAGCAGCAAAGTCTCTAGAACACTTTGGGTTTGTATAGTTACCTCCTATAGAATGTGTCACTATAGCACTCTTTCTATTAAGAAACACACGGTCTTGAGCTTCAATTTTTTGTGAATCTGGTGCTCTCTTACACACTAATAGCAATTGAGTTAAATATTCAGGCTTAATACGAAAACCAAATGTTGCAACCTGTGTTACTTTGCTCATAGCGCAGTCTTTAATAACTGTTAATATTTTGGTTAATGGTAATTTGTCTTCATGGTTACCACCTACTAAAGCTATTTGCATTGGTAATTCACTCTGGTCAGAAATGTTGTCAGCATGGACAGGTTGTTCTGGTGCAACTTCAATTACTTCATCATCATCATTTTCATGCTCATTCTCTATTTTTTCCATAACTTCAGATTCGACTTCAGCATGTTGCTCAAACTTAATTGCTCTATTCCTCTTTGCACGTAAACGCTCATATATGAGCTCATCTTTATATCTCTCTTCAGCATCAAATGTAGTATATTGATCAAATTTAAGTTGAGTATAAATCACTTTTTTCCACTTATTAGCTTTGTCCTTAATAACCTTAACACCTTCAGTAACTAATTCATGCGTATACGTACTCATAGATTCGACTGCTCCTACCAATGTATTATATAACAATGTGCACTTTTCTTCAATTATTGCTTTAGTACGCATAATAAAATCATATATAGATGTATTTTCGAACATATGTTTAGCTGCATTATATTTATTAACTACTTCAGCTTGTAACGACGTGTAATATGACATAAATAGAGGAACGCCTGCACTAACTATTTTCCAATACGTGCTGACTTCTTCTTTAATAGCATCTTGTAATGTATAATCAGGAAGAACACTCAAGTTATCTTTTTCAAAAATTGTTTCTAACACACCATGTAAATATTTACCAGCATAAGGCACTTTACTTAATTTAGTTTTAAGAGAGTTGTATAACTCATACACCAGCACGTTAGAATCGGATGTTATTAAGGGACCAACATATTTAGTTCTATGAGATATTAAAATTAATACTAATATGAAAGTAACTACATACAGAGGCACAGCAATTGGCAAAGGACCTAATGAAATAGCATTTAGAATAGCATGTGTTAAGCTTCTAATTATGTACAGCGTATGATGGCATTGGAGTTTTTCAGCATAAGTTGTTAATAGCGACATTAAAAATTGAGTCATTAATCTCATAGGTATATAAAGTGGATTGATTATAGAACCAATAGCAATCTCAGCAATATAAAAAATAATACTAACACCTGATGAATACAAATCTCGGTGGCTAACTTCATTTGTTTGATCATCTGGTAAAAAGCACACACACGTTCGTAGTCCTTCTTCAATAATTGGATCAAGAAACACAGATGTAAATGGTGTTACTACATTAAAACCAGGAATCAATGATAGTACTGAAGATAAAATGGCTGCTCCATTGACAGCAAATGGGATAGCAATGGCTGCAGATATAGTAACAGCACTAGCAGTGAACACTAAACCAATTTTTTCTACATGTTCTTTAATAAAGTTTAAGACTGTTAAGAAACGAGATTTTGCGGCATTAGCAAGGTCACTCTCAAACAAAGTTAATTTCTGATTCTTGAGAATTTGAGCTGAGAAAACTTTAACATCATTTGTTCTAACTTCATGTTTTTTCATAACGTATTCCTTAATATCGCTATTTATTTTGTTTTTATAATAAGCTTCACTCGTACTATGAAAAATTGAGTAAGGTTTATATGCATCACTGGTGATCATTGATGTAATTATGTCGTCTTGGGATTGATAAGATGATAGTATTTGTGAACTTGGTTTAAACCTGTCGTATATAGTATCAATATCTAACAAATTACAGAATTGTAATACGGTCACACATTGAACAGGACCATAACATAAAGAACCAGTACGATTAAATACTACTGTGGACATATTGTGTAATGTTGTTGATAGTACGCGGTTTTTAAAGAAGCATTGTGGTATTACTGGATGTTCATAATAATTAGATTTATCAGTATAGCTTGGATAAGATAATACCCGATATTGCCCATCAACTTTTAAAACTTGAGCAATGGTATTAAAATACCGATAATAACCTTCTTCTTGAGGATATATTGTACCAATCCATATTATTGGATAATTAATGTATCTCCATAGTTCATTAATAAATACATCAGTTAATTCACCATTAACTGATTTCATGGCTTTATTATCAAAAATATGTTGTTTGTATATGTCATTCATTATTATATGTATAGCACTACTACCATCATTATTATTTCTCTTGTACCCCTGTTTATCAATAATTGATTGAATATTCTGTATTCCATGTTTACCATTAGTAGTGAAATCTACAATATGGGTGTTAACATTTAATGTTGTTATAACTCTCTTTCCTATTGCTGCATAACGTAAACCATCTTGAGCAGCTATTGTGGCATAAGCAAATATGTAATTAACATGTAAATCATTTTGTTGTGCATATAAATTTAACATTCTGTATGTTCTATAACTACCATAAAGATCAATCACTGTTGTACCTTCCTTAACGTATGTCGATATTGCATTTAGCATGTTTAAGCGTCTAATTTCAGCGGCAATCTGGTGTGGATTAACAGTGGCTACTTTGCTTACTAGTGTTGGATTAATGTGGAATGAACGGCTAAAAGCATCATTTTCTGGTATTTGCATTGTTGATAACAATTCGTCATAAGCTTCTCTTTCTACAATAATTTCTTTCTTTTCGGATACCTTTTCTTTGTCATGTTTCTTTTTGGATTGTTCTGAACTTGATCGAGCTGTTTTTTGGGTTGAATATGCGCTGCGTACAGCGGCGCTGGATGCCACACGGGCTGTTGTCTGTGAAGACATACAATATAT